GAGGCCGTACAAGCTGCGGGCGGTAAGGCCATCCATCTAATCAGGGTTGACAGTGACGACACTCACGCAAGCGAACACGGCCTTGTAAACGCCAAGTTTGATGCTGTGCTTGACGCACGAAATATGGATATACGACAAATGTGCGAAGCGTTGATGGCTATTCTAAATGGCTGGGGCTGGTTAGGCGATCCGGTGACAGAATAAGCTAACGCAAAAATGATTTATTGTTCCTAATTGTGTATAAATTTACAAGTTACTTTTATACACTTTTAGGGGAAATCATGAAACCAAGCGAAATACTAACCAAAGAATTATTACAGCTAGAATTTGTAGATAACAAATTAAGTGCGCAAAGAATTGCTGAAAAGTACGGAATTAAATCGTCAAATTCTGTTGAGCAAGCCATAAAACGCCACGGTCTTAGTCGAGAGAATCAAAAGCTAAAACTAAAAAATGTCACTCGGGACTGGCTGTATCAGAAATATGTAGTCGAAGATATGTCAGCCAAAGACATAGCCGCACTTTTTGGTTACAAGAGAAAAGCCAGTGTTCTATCTTTGCTACACAAGCTCGACATCCCAATCAGAAAAACTACTAAAACTAAAAAATTCAAAAAACATTGTATGGATAAAAGAACTTATGGAGAAATGACTTCTAACTATTATAATAGTTTAAAATATATGGCACAATACAAAAGAAACAAAGAATGGGCCGTGTCAGGAGAGTATTTATGGGAACTGTTTTTAAAACAAAATCGCAAATGCGCTCTCAGTGGAATTGAATTACAGATGTGTGACACATGTTTAGAAAAATCAACACAAACAGCTTCTGTAGACAGAATCGATTCTTCTTTAGGGTATATCGAAGGAAATGTGCAGTGGATTCATAAAGACTTGAATAAAATGAAATGGAATTTAAGTCAAAAAGATTTTATTAATTGGTGCCATATAATATCAGAAAGACATAAATATGATAGTGCTATATTTTCGTAGCAGCAGCTACAATCAATATGACTATTGCGAAATGAGCTATTTTCTTACATATAATCTTGGCTGGCAGCAACCTACGTCTCGTAAAGCAAACTTGGGAACAATCACGCACAAGGTTCTAGAGTGTTTAGCTCAGTGCAAGCAACGTCTGCAATACGGCGAGAAGCGAAGCATGAAGATCGATGATGGTGAGCTAGGTGAAATAAAATTCACAAAAAAGCAACTTTATTCGTCTGACTTTGTGAAAACCCTGACCGATATGAGCTATGATTACTATACAACAAACGATCCGGGTAATCAATACGACAGAAAAGCAGATTACAAGTTTTGTTCAGAAATGGTTGAAGCGGCGATATCGCATAACAAAGGTCAGTTTGACCCACGTAATCGCAATGTGATATCTCCGGAACCTCATTTTGACATTCCAATTATGGAGCCGTGGGCTCAGTTTGACTTTGAAGGCCAGCCCGTTCGACTTGCGATCAAGGGCACTATCGACTTGGTAACAGAAGTAGATAGCGATACTATCGAAGTGATCGACTGGAAAACAGGTCAGCGTAAAGATTGGGCGACCGGCGAAATAAAAGATTATGCTAAGCTTGAGAAAGATGCTCAGTTACTGCTATATCATTATGCTGTGCTTAAACTCTTCCCAACGTACAAGCAAGCCATTATGTCCATTTTCTTTTTGCGTGATGGCGGGCCTTTCAGCCTGTGTTTTGACTCAAGCGATAAAACCAGATTTTTGGGCAACCTAAAAGATAGGTTCTATGAAATCCGCAAGAATCAATTACCAAAGCCGATCAATCATTGGAGAAGTGACTTTAGATGCAAACGTCTATGCCATTTCTACAAAACCAACTGGCCGGGTACTGATAAGCCAATGTGCAATTACGTAGAAGATCATATTAAGCTTTACGGTATTGATAAAACTCAAATTACTTTGAAAAATCCTAATTTTACATTGGGGCACTACTCTGCACCAGGATCAATCGAAAATAGATAGTTCAGCAGGCTATATCGAAGGAAATGTACAGTGGATACATAAAGATATAAATAAAATAAAAACAGATTTTCGTCAAGAAAAATTTATAGAATTATGCATTTTGATTGCAAAACATAAAAACCGGGGTGTTGAATGATTAACGGCGCATTAGAGGCCAAGGTAATTGGCCGGGTTCAGGCAAGCTTCTACATCGATATGTTGACAGAGAAGTTTCCAGATGCAGACTTTTCCGCCTGGGATGAAAGATTCCCAGGATGGAGAGAAGAAGACGTTTTGTACCTAGAATATGATAACCCTCAAAAACAAGGTACGTTTGGCGAATACTGGCAGGCCCGTAAAGGTTATGTTGATTTTGAGACTGCCGAAAAAGAGTACGAAGCCCTGCCACTTCTTACTCGTATGGCGGTTCCCCATCTTGCAGTTAAGGAATACTTGGTAAATGAATAAAGAATCTATCAGAGAATTGATTTTTGAAGGATGCAGCGTTAGTTTCAAAGACGTTAGCATTTGTGACTTACGAGCACACTTGCCGCAGGTTATGCACCACGCTCGCCAATATCAGGTGTGGTCTAAAGACCACTCAGAAGTAACGAGAGACCTAGATAAGGCAGTTGATCTTTTTATTGAATTAGTTGAACAGAGAAAGAAAAGGAGCTAATCATTAACCTAAACACTTATATTGTTTTTGACATAGAGACCGGGAGTCGTAACCCGTATAAGACACAACCACTTCAGTTAGCCGCCATGGCTATTCATAGTGATAAACTAACACTAAAACCGAGCGGTGTTTTTAATAGCAAGATTCAGCCTATCTTCGATGATGATAAGGCTATCGCTCTCGGTTTAGACCCAATTGAAGATGGGGCCTTGGCTGTGAACAATTTGACCCGAGAAGAGTTGAAAGACGCACCGCCTACCAAGATCGTGTGGGAAAACTTCGTGGCTTGGGTGAACAAGTTTAACTATAGGAAATCAGTGTTCACCGCTCCTATTCCTTGTGGTTATAACATCATCAACTTTGACTTGCCCATTATAACCAGATTGGCTACCCAATATGGCAACGTCGATAAAGACGGTCGCCAGAATGTATTCAGTCAGGTTTTCAAGATCGACTTTATGGACATTTTCTTCTATCATACAGAGCATAACCGCAATGTACAGAAGAGAACCCTAAGTCACATCATGGACTTCATGGGCTACCCAAAGGGTCAAAAGACCGGCTTGCACAATGCGGTGGACGACGTAAGGCACACGGCCAACCTACTGATTAAGCACCTAAGGCACACAAGGGCCGAAAGTGAAAACATCAAGTGGGAGTCAGCTTTTAAAGATGGTATAATGCCTATTAGGGTTGAGGATATTAGATAATGGCTAAGTTCAACCTGTCCGAAGACGGACGATTGATATTCTATTGTCAAGGTTGCGAGCATCATCATGGGATACCAGTTAGACATAGTAAATATTCTAACTGGAATTGGAACGGCGATTTGGAAAAACCGACTTTGACGCCTAGTATATTTACGAATCCAGGCCGTGATTGCCCAGATTTACATGCTTGTCATATGTATTTGACAGATGGAAAAATTCAGTTCTTGTCAGATTGTTCTCACAGCTTGGCTGGACAAACTGTAGATGTAGAGGATTTGGATGAAATACAATAATGTTTTAACTAAAGAATTTTTAACTGAAGAATACTGTAACAAAAAAAGAAGCCCACAGAGCATAGCCAAAGAGCTAAGTTGCTGTCCGCACACTGTTTACAACGCATTAAAAAGAGTTGGTATTAGCCAAGAAATTCGAGACAACCGGATATATCCTGGTGATAAGTTTAACAGCTTAACAGCTATAGAAATTACGGGAACAACAAAAAACAAAAACTATATTTGGAAATGCCTATGTGTTTGTGGTAACACAACCCAGGCTAGAACTAGTCAAATAAAAAATGGTTCTGTAAAAAGCTGCGGTTGTGCCATAAAAAAGGGTAAAGAAAATAAAAAATGGACCGGTCACGAAGAAATAAGTGGAAGCTTTTGGTCAGGAGTAAAATTTGCGGCTAAGTTAAGAAAAATAAATTTCGATCTATCTATAGAAGATATTTGGTGTCTGTATTTAAAACAAAACAAAAAATGCTACCTTTCCGGGGTAAACATAGATTTTACAATGCACAAAGAAACAGCGTCTATAGACAGAATAGATAGCAAAAAATCATATATTATAGATAATGTGGCCTTATGTCATAAAGATATTAATAAAATTAAGGCAAGCTTCTCAGTAGATGAATTTAGATATTACTGTGAATTAATTTGTAATTTTAATGGCAAATTCGAAAAAACTGAGACAAATATTAACTTATATCGAGGCTATTGGAAAGATTTAGAATATGGTGCCAACAGAAGAAAAATTGACTTCTCTATATCAATAATGGATATCGAGCTTGTTTATAACAAGCAGGGTGAAAAATGTGCTCTTACTGGAATAGAATTAAGTGTACCTAGAAACTTGAAAGAATATAGATCAAGAAAACACACATTTTCAGTTGATAGAATCGATAATAATTTAGGATATACGCTGGAAAATATCCAAATTGTTCATAAATTAATAAATCAGTCTAGAAAAAATTTAACAATAGAGTATTACAAAGAATTATGTCAAAAAGTACAAAAATTGAAAACAGTTTGAACTGGTGCTCTTGTCATAACCATAGTAGCTACAGTTTAATGGATGGGTTTGCTGATCCTGTTGACATTGCTAAGAAATGCAAAGAGTACGGCTACAAAGCTGCGGCCCTTACGGACCACGGCTCTCTATCGGGCTGCGTAAAATTCTCTAAGGCTTGCAAAGAACAGGGCATTAAGCCTATTCTGGGCTGCGAGCTATACGTCTGCGAAGGCAGTGCCGAAGATAAGTCCAAGGACAACAAGGATTTGGCTCACGCCGTAGTTCTAGCCAAGAATTTGGCTGGATGGCAAGAGCTAGTTCAGTGTGTGTCTACAAGCTATGACCACCTATACTACAAGCCTCGCGTAGATCATGCAATCATGAAAAAGTATCTAGGTAATGGTAATCACTTTTGTGTTACCGGCCACCCAGGCACAGAAATATCTGATTGTTTATTCCAATCTAAGGCTGTGTATGACTGTAGGTCTGTTGAGGAAGTTGAAGCACTATTGGTGCCCAACTGGGAAGAAGTTTGTACGTATATGATACGTAAGTATCAGGATATTTTTGGTGATAACCTTAGACTTGAAATTCAATTGATTGATGCTGAGCGTCTATTCGTAGCTCGCGTAATAGGTGAGAAGCTTCGTTACCTTGGCAAAAAACTAGGTGTTAAGACTATCGCTACAGCCGACAGTCACTACGTAAATCGCGAAGATGCCGAGTTTCAGCGTATTTTGCTATGCTCTAACCTAGGCCGCACCCTGCATGGTGTTCAGCGTGATCTTGCTGCTGGCAAGTCCGTTCCATTGGGCGGATTCTTTATGTCAGATAACTATCACATTCCGTCTCTCGACGAGCTTAAGCTTATCAATACTGATGAGGAAATCCTTAACGCTTTCGAAGTGGGCGAAGAGTGCGAACATTATGAGATTTTGAGTGCCCCACAGCTACCTCACTTTGATTATGATAAATCATTGTATGAGGATGAGTTTGCATTACTAACACAAATGTGTCGTGATGGCTGGAAAGAGCATATAGCCCCGCTGGTTAAGTCCGGAAAGATCAGCAAAGAACTAGAACAAGTTTATGTGGCAAGAGTTAAAGAAGAATTAGATATTATCCAAAAGGCTAATTTATCTGGCTATTTTTTGATTGTTCAAGATATTGTTCAGTTTGTTAAGTCTAAGGGATGGCTACCGGGCGTAGGTCGTGGTAGTGCTGCGGGCTGTCTTGTGTCTTACCTAATTGGTATTACTAAGATTGACCCAATTCCATTCAAGCTTTTGTTTAGCCGATTCTACAATGCGGGCCGTATTGGTACATTGCCTGATATCGACTTGGACGTTCCAACAAAGCACCGTGGCGAAGTTATTGAATATGTTAAGAACAAGTACGGTCAAGCTAACGTATCCCAGATTTGTACATTCAATACATTGATGGGTCGTTCTGCTGTTAAGGAAGTTCTACGTATCTGTGCTCCGGATATTACACACGCCGAAGCTAACGATATCACTAAGTACATTCCAGACAAAGCTGAAATCGCTGACGAACTGGAAGCAACAGGTGAAACATCTATTATTAGATGGGCTCTTGCTAACAGGCCGCAATACTTTAAGAAGTGGGTTACCATGGATGATGATGGTAATCTATCGGGCGATTTGGCTGAATACTTCCAGAAGGCTATCTTGATAGAAGGTACACCTAAGAGCCAAGGCAAGCACGCTGCCGGTGTTGTTATTTCAACCAGTCCGCTTAACGAAGTGTGCCCAATCGTTCGCGATAAGGATAAGAACCCGATTGCGGGCTTCGAAATGGGTGACCTTGAGGCTCTAGGCTTGGTTAAAATGGATATTCTAGGCATTCGTCTATTGGATAAGATCATGGATGTATCTTACGCTGAAAACATAGATATTAATGCTTTTGATGATAAAGATACCTGGGATATGATTTCTAGCGGTGACGTTAAGGGTGTATTCCAGATCGAAAGACAGGGTAGATGGACTAAGCTATTAAAGCCTGAAAACATTCACCACTTAGCGGCTCTGGTTGCGATTATTCGTCCCGGTGTTGTTGAAGCTATGTTGGACGGTAAGTCTATGACTCAGCACTATATCGACCGTAAGAACGGTATAGAGCCTGTTGAATACTTCCACCCGGCCCTTGAGCCTATCCTAAAAGATACCTACGGTATTATTATTTACCAAGAGTCTGCGATGTTGATCGCTAGTCAGCTAGCGGGATTCACCTTGGACGAAGCCGATAACCTACGTAAAGCTATCGGTAAGAAAAAGGTAGACCTTATGGCAAAAGCAAAAGCACAGTTCTTAGAAGGTGCCAAGAAAGTTGGTATTCTAAATGAGCAAGAGGCTGCACAGATTTTCGAGTGGATTGAAAAATCACAAAGATATTCTTTTAATGCTTCTCACTCATATGCTTATGCTGTTGACGCTTTCCATAGCGCTATTTGTAAAAACAAGGCTCGTAAGAAATTTTACGAAGCCTACCTAAATAACGCTACGTATGAGCAAGACTCACAAGAGCAAGTGCGTGAACTTATCAACGATGCTAAGTTGTTCGATATTGAAGTGTTGCCGCCTAGGCTAGATCACTTCTACCCGGACTTCCTAAAGAGTGATAATAAAAACCAAATCTACTTCGGCGTTGGTCACATTAAAGATGTAGGTGTTAAAGATATTGAGATTCTATTTGGCCAAGAATACGACTTTGCCAACATGAACTGGATGGAACTTCTAATGACTTTTTCTGTGAAGGGCAGTAAAGTTAATGCAAAAAGTTTCAGGGCCTTGATTATGTCGGGCGCTCTAACGGGTAAGTCTAACAAGCTGAGCCGCGAGCGTATGGCATACGAATACAAGGCTTGGTCTGGATTAACTGAGCGAGAAATAGCTTTTATTCGTGCCAATTATGTCGAAACCGAAAGTTTAGAATATCATATTAGAGCACTGGTTAATGGATTCAAGATCACAGCGTCCAGATTGAACACCGTTAATGGTATCCTATCGTCGCTTAAGAATCCATCATACAGTCTTGAGGATGACCCTTTGACTATCGCTACGTCAGAACGTTACTACTTTGGCACCAGTATTACTTGCGGTGAAACTGATTATGTTTATGGCGTTGACTCAAATTGTAAAGATATTCGTCTGGGGGTAACTCAAGGCAGAGTGTCGGTTGCAGTTAAACTAGTCAGCGTTCGTGAACACAAGATCAAGAAAGCAGGTGATAATCAGGGTAAGCTAATGGCATTTTTAGCAGCCGAAGATAGTTCAGCCGAAATGCCGTCTTTCGTTGTTTTTCCATCTGAGTATGAGAAAGCTAAACCTTTCTTGTATGAAGGTAACACTGTCCTAATTCATGGTGAAACAGACATGAGGGGTGGTGAAGTTTCAGTAAAATGTAATAGGATATTTCAGATATGAACTCATGCAATTTTTTTGGATCGCTCGCGGAGACACCACAACTAGAAGAAGATAACGGTTCAAAGGTTGTGCGTTTTTGGTTTACAGTTGAAGAATATAGAAAGGACAACCGAACGGGTGAACGTAAAAAAGTGTTCACTACGATCCCCTGCGAAGCGTGGGATACCGGTGCCGAGTATATTTGCAACAACTGCAAAGAAGGGACTCAAATCTTACTAGAGACTTCTGCAAGGCTCGACGAAGAAGATGAACAAGTGTATTTCAGGATCAATACTTTCAGAGTAATTAAATGAGAAAAAAAAGAGTCTTAATGGTTACCGAATGCTCCGTATACCCAACGGGATACGGAGTATATACCAAAGAATTGTTAAGTAGGTTACATACTCATCCAGATTTTGAAGTTGCTGAATTGGCTTGTTATGTTGCTCCGGGTGATGAACGTATTGCTAGTATTCCATGGGGTGTATTCCCCAACAAGCCATCGCCAGATCATCCCGAAGCACATTTGTATGACTTGAGCACAACCGCCGAGTTTGGTGAGTTTAGTTTTAACAATGTTTGCCTAAGATTTCGTCCGGACTTTGTTATAGATATCAGAGACCCATGGGTTTTTGAATTCGAAACAAGATCGCCGTTCAGAAGCTTTTACCAACATATTTTGATGCCAACGGTTGATGCTATGCCTCAAAATCCGGAATGGATCGAAATGTTTGGTGAGGCCGATGCTGTTCTAACTTACTCAGAATTCGGGGCCGCTACAATTCGTAAGCAATCGTCCCGCATTAAATACGTGGGAACTGCCAGCCCATGTGCTAGTCAAAACTTCTATCCAAAAAATCAAGTTGAGACAAGAACAAAATATGGCCTGGATAAGAACGCTTACATATTCGGTACAGTTATGCGTAACCAGCGTCGAAAGTTGTATCCGGACCTGTTCAAGACCTTCAAACAATTCTTGGATAAGTCGGGCCGTACAGATGTATTTTTGTACTGCCATACTTCATTCCCAGATCAGGGATGGAACATTCCCGAACTATTGCTTGAATACGGGCTATCAAGCCGAGTGTTATTTACTTACAAATGCAAAAACTGTAAGAATGTAACATCATCATTTTTCCAAGACGCCGTATGCTATTGTTCTAAGTGTAATAACTATACCAATAACATGATTTCGGTTGGTAATGGTGTGGACGAGACCGAGCTATCTGATATTTATAGCCTGTTCGATGTTTACATTCAGTATGCCAACTCGGAAGGTTTTGGAATGCCGCAGCTAGAAGCCGCTCAGTGTGGTGTTATGGTGGCGAGCATAGATTATTCGGCTATGTCCTCAGTTATTCAAAACATTAGTGGTGTTCCTATTCCAGTTGCGGGCTTTGCAAAAGAGGCCGAAACCGGTTGTCTACGAGCTATACCAGATAATGCAAGAATGGTTAATTACTTTGAGTATTTTTCAAACTTGCCCAAAACTGAATTGGCCTTTAGGGGTCAAAACTGTCATGATAGCTGTGTTATAAACTATAACTGGGATGCGACCGCTAGAAAGTGGATCGAAGCTTTGCAATCTTTACCGATTAAGCCTCATGAAGAAACTTGGCTATCGCCTAGCTTGCAGAGGCCACCCGCACCATTCAATCCTAATCTGATATTGCCGGGCGACCGAGCCAACTACCTAATCGGTGCTGTGCTTGGAAAACCCGAATTTATTGGAGGTAGATTGTGGCGTAGACTGTCGAAAGACCTAACATATGGTACTACCGTTGAATCTGCCGGAAACCAGTTCTACTTCAACGAGAGTCACTTGAAAGACAACCTGCGTGCAAAGATTTTCACGTATGAGGATGCCTACAAGGCCATGGTTGATCTTCGAGAGTATCACAACGTCTGGGAAGCCAACAGAATGAAAGCGGGAAACATATTATAATGTCTACTAAGGTTTTGTATATCTCAAATTATTTTGATTCAACTGGTTGGGGCAACGCCAGCTTAATGAATATCCTAGCCCTAGATGCCGCAGGCGTTAGGGTAGTTCCCAGGTCTATTACTTATAACAATAGGGCCGGGATCAATAATGTGCCTCACAGAATTTTCGAACTAGAACAAGACGATCTGTCTAATATCGATGTTTGTATTCAGCACACATTGCCGACTTCGTATGTTTATAGAAGTAACTGTAAACAGATTGGAATGTATGAAAGTGAAACCGATATGACTTATAGCGGTTGGCATAAATACATTAATCTTATGGATGAGGCTTGGGTGCCTAATAACTTCTCAGCACTTCATTCTCTACCTGATGTGACTATACCGATTAAGGTAGCCCCACACGCAATCGATATCGAAAAATTTAGACAAGTTGAAAAAGTGGCTGAGCTAGGAGAACTAACCACTACTTTTAACTTCTGTTTTATTGGCGAAATGGTTGCTCGTAAGGGAATATCGAACCTGCTTACGGCCTTTCATTTGGCTTTTCATCCTTCTGAGCCCGTAAATCTATTTCTTAAGCTGAATGCTCCCGGTGTTAGTTCTGATAAAGCTAGACAAGAGCTAAATAAGCTGAATGATAGAATTACAACCGGTCTAAGAATAAGGAAGAAATATAAAGACCCTGTACTGATTACTGGAATGCTACCAGAAAAGCAGCTACATTCATTAATGAAGCAGTGTCATTGTTTTGTCAGTGCGTCTTATGGTGAAGCTTGGTGTATTCCCGCCCTTGAGGCTATGGCTTGTGGCATGGACGTTATTTATCCACAGAACAGTGGTACCGCCGACTTTGCTCTGGGTTACAGCTATAATACTCGTACAGTACCTTGTTTTGGTGCGGTTGATGCTTTGCCCGAAATCTATACGGGGTTTGATTGCTGGGAACAGCCCGATATCCTTGATCTAGTTGAAGCTATGAGAAGTAGATACTTCGGTCATAGATATGCTGCCCACCCAAACCATAGCAAAGAGGCGTTATTTGCACAGGCTGCAAAATATGACTATCGAGTTATTGGACATAAACTGAAAGAACTCCTATGAGAGAACATGTAAAAGCAATCCTTCGCCGGGCCTTTCGTCCGGAGAAGCTTAATATACTTGTTCTGGGTGCGACCCACGAACGTTATGAGACTGAACTAGCCCGAACTGGTCACAACTTCTACTCTCTCAAGTTAGGTAAAGAGTGGAATAAAAAGTATTCGCCAGTGCCGGATAACTATAAGATCGTAACCATGTTAGAAAACTCTATTGAGTTTGACTTAATTTTGACTCACACAAGTGATGCTCAGAGATTAAGTGTGGCTTATGAGCTATCTAGACAGTTTGATCTACCAATTATTAGACATACTCACACTCTACCGCACGATAACGAAGAGTTGCGTTTTCATCATATGAATCAGGTTCATTTTAACACATTCATATCTGAATATTCAATGAGAGCATGGGGCTATGATAACGATGAGGCAAGTAACGCCGACTTCATTAATCATGGTATTGACACCGAGTTTTGGAAGCCAACGGGCGAAGAACGTACCCCACACTGTCTATCGGTAGTAAACTACTGGGCCGACCGCGACTGGGCCTGTGGCTGGACGCTTTGGAATGAAACTAAGAGGGACTTGCCCGTAAAGGTTCTAGGCGACAATCCCGGCCTATCACTGCCCGCTCCTAATTCCCGAGTGTTAGTGCGTGAATATTCTAAGTCTTTAGTATTCTTAAACACATCACTTAATTCACCTGTCCCAATGTCTTTGATTGAGGCTATGGCTTGTGGCTGCGCCATTGTGAGCACAGACAATTGTATGATCCCCGAGTTTGTGAAAAGTGGACTTAATGGCTATTTAGCTAATGATCCAGAAGCACTTTATACGTTCGCCAAGAGATTGATAGACGATCCAGAGCAAGCAAGAATAATGGGACAGGCAGCCCGTCAGACAATTGAACAGCATTACAATATTAACTTGTTCAGAAACAAGTGGAATCAAACCTTTGAGAGGGTGTTATTCAAATGAGAGTTATCTTTTCTAGAGACAATATTCAAGATGAATCAGCAGTAGTTATTACCGATATCAATACCGCTAATATTTTGGTTGACGATGGCGAAGCTGAGCACATTACAATAGACGACAACTTTCTATCACAATTCACTTATGAAGACGTAGGCAGGGTTCTAAACTTCGTTTTCACAAAAGTGGCCCTGGGCGGCACGATTGTGGTACATGGTGTAGAAATCGAGCTTCTAGCTGAAAAGCTTGCTCGCGGCCACATAGATATTCGTCAGTTCAATGAGTTTTTGTTCCCGAACGGGCTTAACATACGTAATGTAATCTCGATTGAGATAGTTATTGATCTACTTAAGTCCGCTGGCTTTACTATTACTGGTAAGGACTTGCTAGGACACGGCGTCTTAATAGTTACAGGAACAAAGAATGTATGATTTAGAATTTAGTTGTGCTAATTGTTATTTCGCTCAAATGCAAGACGGCCAGCAAGTTGGATGCAAGTTGAACAGGGCTGAAAAGCTAGGATATAAGCTTACGTCCCCCTATTATACTCTGAGTAGATTTTGCCATACCTCACGTACCAAGGAATGGGGTGAGGAAAGTGAAAAAATACATGAGAATGATCCATATGGCTCACCAGAAATCGACGTTTACGAAGAGATATTCCCTAGGCTCGGCCTTGTTATTGTCTTTAATGATGATATGGAAGCTTTCAAGAGAACCTTCGAGTCAGCCGAAGACTTCGCCTACACAGTCGTTGTCAACAACAAAGTTGAATACAACGAAGAAATTAATGAAGTTTTGAAGGGCTATAATGGAAAATCATACATTGTACAAATGTTAGTCGATGTTCCGCACCTACATAAGCTAGACTATGCTTTCAAGCACGCTCAAAAGGGCTGGATTGTTATTGTTCCTGCTGGCTATGAATTTAACATATTCTTCGCGGAAACGTTCGCTTACGAAGTGAATAACAACTGTAAGCCTATTTCTTTGTCGGTCGATAAAGACAAGCAGAAAATGCTAGTTAGCACAGCCCTTTACAAGTATCTGAATGGTAATAGACCTAAGATGCTCAATGACGGCACTGTAGATCAGAGAGATTTCTTCGGCAAATTGTCTGATTTTAAGCAAGATGATCCAAATTCGGTAATACCATGGGAGCAGCTTTTCAATGAAGAAGCCTAATGTAACAATCATAATCTCTAATTACAATTATGGAGAATATGTATTAGATGCTATTAATAGTGCTCTTAAGCAAACTTACCCTTGTAAAGTTGTTGTTATTGATGACGGTTCTACAGATCATACAAAGTCTATAATCAGTGCCGTATACTATTTTGACGCTTTGTTAAAAACAAATGATGGTTTTGATGTTTTATCTGGCGACCAGATTGACTTTATCGTAACCCCTAATCGTGGAGCAAGTGCAGCCCGCAACACAGCAATTAGCTGGGCATGGCCCAGCACAGATGTTTTCGCTATTCTAGACGCTGATGACATGTATGGGCCAAATAAAGTTGAGCGGCTAGTCGAGGCGCTGAGCAAGCATGATGAGATAGGCGTTGCTTATGCCGACTACATTATTGAGCGTACCGGTGACCAAAAGTATGTGAAGTATGAATATAAGCATCCGTACTCTCTACAAGAGCTAAAACAACACTGTATAGTTCACAGTGGGGCACTAATTAAGAAAAAATATCTTGAAAAAGTGATTTTACCCAATGGTGAGATATATGATACTAAACTACACGGTCCTTTAAGCAAAGGGTTTGTTGGCTGTACAGAAGACTACGACTTATGGTTAAGACTTGCTAGACAGTGTGTGATGGTACATGTACCGGAGCCATTATCTATCGTGCGAGAAACGGGTAAGAACCAGTCAATGCGAATGACCCAAGACATATTCAACAATAACATGGGGATTATCCAATCACGATGATAAAAGCAGCGTCCATTATTTTAGGTGCGGGAATGTCTTCTAGGATGAAATCCTATGAGCCCCGTTCATTACTAAAACTAAAAGACGGCAATCTTATTCAGCATCAAGTAGAAGCCATTAGAAGTAAATATGATGGTGACGTTATCTTGGTGTCTGGATTTAAGACCGCAAAGATATTAAAGAAAACAAGAACCTTTGGCATTAAGGTGGTTGAAAACGAACGATATCAAACCACTAACTCTTTCGAGAGTTTGCGTTTGGGATTGGCTCAGACCGACGCAGACGCAGTGTTCATTTGTCACGGCGATCTGTATTTTGACGTTGATGTTCTAGACAACATTCATAATAGCTCGTTTATTGTTAAGGATACTTACGGGCAAATTCCCGCTAGAGAAGTCGGCTTTATTGAGCAAGCCGGTCTTGTAACTACCCTATCTTACGGGTTGGCTGAGAAATGGGGGCAAATGCTTTATTTGACAGGAAATGAATTAGCACTGTTAAGAGAAATCTGTTTGAAAGAGGGCCACAAATTCGAGCGTAAGCTTTTATTTGAAGGTATTAATCATCTAATCGATCTTGGCGGTAAGTTGGCCGTTAAAGAATCACCGGGCTCCAAAATTGTAGAAATTGACACAATAGGCGATCTAAAAAATGAAAATTTTAATAGCTAACGACGGATACCACGCCCATTACTTTGAGCGTTTGTCATGGGCGAACGCCTTTAACTCTGATCCTGAAAACCAATGTTATGTATACGACAACAAGCTTCCGGCCTTTGACGTATTCAAGCGTGTGGAGCCTGATATCTTTATCGGGCAGTTGTATAACTTGGATCGGGCAACTCTTAAGTGCATCGAGCAGAGACCACATATGAAAGTGGCTTTGCGTGCGGGCGAATATAATACTCAGTACAACGATCCTAATATTTTGTCTGTTACTGACGAACAGGTTAATTTAGTCGAAGACTTAAGAGAAAGAACTGGTAAGCCTGATTTTATTTACACTCACTACACTCAAGAAGATATTCTTAGAACTCACTACGGGTTTCAGTTGCTGGGTTACAAGCTTGTCGGTATACCTATGTCGGCTGACCTACACACTTATGGTAGTCCAGAGCCAAATCCGGCTTTGGAATGTGATATCGGCTTTGTAGGGGGTTACTGGCCTTACAAAGGTAGGGTTATTAACGAATATTTAACCCCACTTTGCTTCGAAGAAAAGTACAATATCAAAATCTTCGGCAATCAGCCATGGCCGCACATCAGTCAATACTGCGGCACAATCAGCGATCAGGAAGTTGCTTCTCTATTCGTTTCGGCCAAAATCTGCCCGAATCTAAGCGAGCCGCACGCCCACACTTACGGCATTGACGTAAACGAGCGTGCTTTCAAAGTGCTAGCCGCTGGTGGATTTTGTATTATGGATAATGTCTTGGCTGCAATCAAAATGCTAGGCGATGGAGCCATTTTTGCGAACGACGCAAAAGATTTTCGGGCTCAAATCGACTATTATATGAGTAAGCCTAAGGAACGTGCTGAAATCGCAGCTATAGGCCGAAAGAGAGTTTGGACCTACCATTCTAATTTTAACCGAGCGATCAGCTTTTTTGAAAACTTTGACGAGCCGCAGGCAGCAGAGAGGATGAAACAAATACACAATGATTACTGCAATAGTTTTTTCTAAGAATAGGGCACTACAACTTGATTTAACGTTGCAGAGCATTAGGAAGAATCTACCACAGGTAGAAAAAATATTTGTGATCTATAAGGCGGACGCAGAGTACGATATGTCATACAGCCTCTTACAGGCTGATTATATAAATGTAGTGTTTGAAAAACAGGACGGTTATTTGCTTGATGCAATTCTTAAGCACAAAGCAAGCTTTGGTAAGTTTATTGCCTTCTTTACAGATGATAACATTGTTTATAGACCTTGCAATATGACACTAGGTCACCTAGATTGCTTCTATGAACACAAGCAAACATGCTGCCTTTCTCTTAGATTGGGCTATAATGCTCAGATGCGAGATTACGGAACGGGTACGCTAGAGCCTGATATTATGCCACAATATGAGTTCTTTAGAGATACATTTCTTTGGAACAGATTGAGCATTCCACCGGGCGGCTACTGGTCTTACCCACTATCTGTAGATGGGCATATTTTTAGAACTAAAGATATGATAACCATTCTAGAGACCATGAGAAACTGGCCCGAAATGTTTAGCTCGCTGCAAACTCCAAATAAGTTTGAGGCAATGCTACAAAGGTTCTTTTTTGAAATACCCCCGATGATGATGTGCTTGAAATACAGCACAGTAGTAAACAGTCCTAATAATAGAGTTCAGTCCGAGTATGGTAACGCAAGCGGACTTACATATAGCTATGAAGCAAAATTTCTTAACGACTTATTTATGGCAGGGAGAAGGATAGACCTTAACGCATTAAGCATTAAAAATATCGTATGCCCTCACCAGGAAATCGATTTGTTGTCTGGTATTATCTAATAGAGGGGCTAAAATGAAATACGATTTAGTGATTCCGTGTGCTCAGAAGGATTATGTAAAACTGTCTTATTGTATCGATGCCTGCAAGAGATTCTTAAATCCACAACCAGAAAATATCTATGTTGTGGCTAAAGACTTGGTAAGGCTACCGGGCGTCAACTTTGTACAAGAAAGCCTGATCTTTCCGTTCAAGTATAACGATATCGACTACAGACGCCCACAGTGGATTTATCAACAAATGGTAAAGCTATGTCAAGACTTTACTGTAAATGATAACTACTTCTGTGTGGACGCCGACGTTATGTTCACTAAGCCGCTAGACCTGTTTGAGGGCGATCAGTACGTATTCTTTCTAACTGTGCCGCAGCATCATCAGCCATATTTCACATTCATGGAACAAGTGTTTGGACTTACTAAACAAGTAGATCACAGTTTTATTGCCGACTTTACAATGTTTAACAAACAGTATTGTAGAGAAATCATACCTAGTGCCGAAGGCTTTTTAGATCAAATCAATGCCTGCGTTAGTGACGAATGTTTGGTGGGCGAGCCCGAGATTTATGGTAATCACCTAGCCAAGAATCATCCGGGCTGCTATGTAACAAAACAATTGAAAGTGTTGCAAGACGGTAAGCACTTGCCCGCTCTGTACGATCATACAGAAATTGAATACATGCTTAACTTTTTTGGTAATCGTGGTGAATACGACGCAATAATGTTGCACAGTTGGAGTTAATATGATTAAAGAAATTCTACTTGACGTTGATGGTGTTTTGGGTGACTTCTGGGAAAGAGCATTCGCCGTTCACGATAAACCCTATGATGGCACCAAGGTCACGGGCTGGGACTGGCACCGAGAAGCTTGGGGTATGGACGACAACGAATTCTGGTCTAAACTAGACGGGCATGAATTCTGGCTTGATATTAAGCTTTATCCATGGGCCGACGAATTTTACAAAGAGCTATGTAAAATAGCCCGAGTAACTATCGCAACCAGTCCCTGCAATGATGATTTTTGTTCTGCCGGAAAGCACATGTGGCTTCGTAAGCACTTCGGCCTAAAGCCGAAGGAAAGTATTATAGGCGGACGCAAAGAACTAATGTCTAGGCCGGGCACAATATTGATTGATGACTCACCTGCTAACATCGAGAAATTCAATGATCCAAAACTTGGTGGATTAGGCGTTCTATTTCCTCAACCCTGGAATAGCGCTGGTGCCGTTCCAGGCTATGATTGGAAAAGCATTTTGTCTTTTGTAAAAGTTATGGCTGGCCAAGGATGATTATAAACACCTTCATTTCTGACAGTGAAAAAATACCAGAGTATACGTTGCTATCGTTAGAGCGACTAAGGATTTTGAATAAGCATGAGCGCATTATGTTCATCGCTTTAACCAAAAAGCCGTATGAGCGTTTTTTTGATAAGTACAATATTGAATTTGTAGATCAAGAAGACGCTTGGTCTGACTTGAGAGAAGAGTTTAACGGGCTGTCCACACTTAAGCGTCACGGTCGCCCCAATACTAAATATCCAAGTCCTAACTTTTTCTTCCATCGGGCCATGGAGCGTATCTATTGTGTTGAGGCTGTTATGTCTCAGACGGGCTTTCGTAATGTGTTTCACTTTGAAAACGATGTGCTAACATACTACCCGCTTCCTGATATGGGTAAAGAGAGTCGGCTATTAGCCACCAGAATGGGGCCGATGGCCTCTACGTTTGCAGTAACCTATATCCCCTCTCCGGGGGTTTTGACGGACCTTTGCGAACTGTTCAACTATCTTTTGAAATCGGGCGAGACAAATCTTCTGCAATACTATAGGATGGATATGATTAACGAAATGAGCTTGCTGTCTGTTTCTAATACTCAGTCTTTTCCAATCTTACCCGCTGACTCAACCGCCATGCTTTACGATCCGGGTTCCTACGGTCAATATCTGGGCGGAACGAACAACCACGATCACGGTAAGGGCTACGCAGGCGAGCACCACTACATTGGACGCGAAATCCTTGGTGGAAAGATCAAGCCAATTTTTGAAGGCGGCAAACCTTACGTTTTAACTTCTAAAGATAAGATTCCGCTGTTCAATTTACACATTCATAGTAAAAATTTGGGAGCATTCCTGTGCTAGATCAATCAGAGTGGATTTACGGTTACAAGTTCAAAGAACTTGATGATGGGCACAATATTAGTTATTTAGACTTACATGAAGTAGACTATATAAGAAATGTGTTCAAATCTTGCTATGACCCTGACTATAGTGATGTGCCCTGCACTCTTGTAACACATAATTCGGATTACTCGGTAAGTATGGCGATGCCGAAAGATATAGAGATTCCGCCCAACTTGCTATGGTATTCTGTGAATGTTGATGTGGCTCACCCACAAATCCGATCTATTCCTATCGGCCTTGAAAATCCTCACTGGCATCCAAAAAAGACTGAAATACTCAAAAGCACTATAGAAGCTCAGTACGACAGAAAAATACGATGCAATGCCATATTTAATTGTGGGACGAATCCATCTAGAAGAAAAATAATGGCTAACTTTTACAATATGGGGTTTCACTGTACCGAATCTTTGAATGGGTATAACTATGAATACTTCGCGGCTGTAGTAGCTATCTCAGATTTAACAGTTTGTCCTAGAGGAAATGGCATAGACACGCATAGAATATGGGAAGCACTATATTTGGGCTCCATACCGCTTGTGCAAGATGGATTAAATGAGTTTAGCCTAAGTTTAGAACTGCCACTAGTATTGGTTGATTTAGAAAAAATTGGGTTCGAAGAACTTGAAATGACTATAAACAGCTATATGAAAACCGGTTTATTGAATGACAAGCGGGCACTAAAAATGTCCTACTGGATCGATAAGATAAGGAATCGCAAGTGAAATATGAAAACATAACCCCGGATTACTTTGTAGAACGACCATTTTGCCAAGAAATCTGTGATAATTTAAGCGAGAAAATTGGTGATGATACTTTGATGTTGGTGAGGGGCTGGGATCAGCCGCCACCATTTCCGCATGAGCAAAAGTATGTAAGCATCGTAACGTCCGCCGAAGGCCATCAGTATATTCCGCCCGAGCGTGAAGACCCCAACTGCCTGGGTGTGTTTATGCATTACTATCCAAAAACAAGCTTGGAGCATCAATACGATCCAACCGACTTTGTAAAACTTGAAAAGGTTTACCCTCTCCCGCTAGGCACCACTAAATTCTTTAAGGGTGACAACCACGTACCATTTTTGGATCGAGAAATCAACGTATCTTTCATAGGTCAGTTAGACCCGTATAGAAGAGTTGACTTTTTCACCGAAGTAAACAAGGTGGCAAACGCAGTTGATGGTAGCGTATTCCATTTCTATGAAGGTTGGAATAAAGGTGTCGGTGACAAGTATTCAGAGATAATGTCTAATACCAAGATCGCCCTTGTGCCTTGTGGTAGTGCCAGCCTAGACACGTTTAGATTCTACGAAGCTTGCAAGAGCGGCTGTATTGTTCTTTCGTGTATGCAAAACGAATACGACTTCATGGCTGGTTGTCCTACAATCCAAACTCCAAGCTGGGATGGGCTAAGCCAAGCCTTGATTTACTTGTTGAATGCAGATGCAGAAGCTTTAGCTATTGCCGCTGGTAATGTTAGAAAGTTCTGGGAAAAGAGGCTGTCGCCTAGAGGGGCAGCAAAGTTTATCTACAAAAAGTTAAAGGCCAATGGTGCTATATGATAAATACAGAGTTAATTCAAAAAGAGAAGCATGGTCCCGTTGATGTGTTTACGTTCGCGGGTATTAAGGCAATTCAGGTTTATGGTGTTCATGAAGGGTTTTCTGAGCTTGCTCAGCATGTTAAGGATCATCCATTCGAAACAATCATCGAACTGGGAGCCGATTACGGCGGTCTAACCAATATGTTAGCCGCCCATGAGATTTCTGACAAAGCAAAAATACATACGTTCGATCTGAATGAAGCCAAGTTTACTAACTTGTTTCCAGAGAAGATTACTTTCCATCACGCCGATATTTATACTAACTTCATTTATATATCGGGCCTTTGCCTGGGACGTACACTGGTCCTGTGCGATGGTGGAAATAAGCCGCTTGAATTCGAAGTAATGTCGGGCTTCCTACGTGCGGGCGATATGATTATGGCTCACGATTATGCAGCCGATCACAACGCTTACCAGGAAAACGTTGATGCGGGCCGTTGGAATTGGTGGGAGTTTAGCGATGCAAACGTAACACCACGTAGACCGCTAAAGGATGTGCCGGTTGACTTTACAAAATATGTCTGGTGCCTTAAGGAAGTACAATGAAAACATTCATAGTTCATTATGATAAATTAACTGAGCGTAAGGCTTATTTGGATAGTGTTCTAGATAAGCCCGCTTACATTACAGAGTATGGTGTAGATTCTTTTGGCTTTGATAAAATGTCCAAGATTTTTTACTTGCCAGATAAAGCTGTTTGGGATAAGCAATGCTCTATTTATGATGGCATCTTAGTAGACCCACCACAATTCAAAGAAATGACGCCCGGCATGATATCTTGCTCTATCGGGCATGTTATGATCTGGGACTACGTAGCTGGGCAGGACGACAACGTTCTGATCTTAGAAGATGATGCTATTTTATGTAATAGCTTTTACGCCCATTTTAGTAGGCTAATGAAAAAACTCGACATTCAACACCCGGACTGGGACGTATTCTTTGTAGGCGGGGCCTTCCATCACTCGATTTGCCGAACCATACAGGATGAGGGCGAGCTATTGAAGAAAGACCATCCGGCAAGCAATACGGTGTGTGGTTATGTTATTAAACCTAGATCGGCTAATCTACTTTTCGACAAAATAGTACCGTTCTCATTACCAATTGATTTTGCCATGAATTATTGGATGAAAGAACTAAAATTCAATGTATGGCACGCTAACCCATATCTAATCAGAGAAGGAACTTCTGCTGGTTATTACACTAGCTCACAGGTGAGAACATGAGTTTAACAACAGTATTACAAGCGATTGATCTGTTCAAGTACAGGGACGCACAGAAGTACAACACTCTACCGTTCGAACGAAACACCTATAACTGGAAGTGGGAAGATAAAGACTTCCCGAGGGTTCAGTCGCTGCTTCACTTCGAAGATGATATCAGATTGAATGGTGCGAGAGACCTAAAAACCGGCCTGATTTTTAACGGTGAAACTGATCCAGAGACTGAGATTTTGAAGCTTCAATACACTAATATAGATTATGAGGCTGACCCAAATAAACATGACTTGCACAACCTGCGAATCGAAGATAAGCAATACGACTTTGCAATGCTTAATCAAACCATTGAGCACTTGTACGATCCTATCCGCTGTCTTAAGAATGTAGCCAAGCACATTAGACCGGGCGGTATGGTTTACCTAAATGCTCCCGCGAACAATATGCCCCATGGCGAGCCGCACCATTTCTACACTGGATTTACACCCGCTGGAATAGGTATGGTACTAGATTCTGCTGGTTTCAAGGTTAAGTCTGTCGGTTATTGGGGGAGCTATCATTATCTAGAACTATTGTTTAGAATGAGAAGATGGCCAGATTACAAGGACTTACCTCACTATATTGGAAATGACATTGGTTGCCCATGCATAGTGTGGGCCTGGGGAGAAAAGCAATGAGAATAGCAGCCGCTTTAGATAGTTTTGCTCTATCGCAGAACTCTTTTTATCTGCTAAAGACGTTTAATAAGCTATCTGAAAATCTAGACAATAACGTTTATGGTTTTTACCAGAATCTGAGTCATAAGCCGCTCGAAGCGGCTTTCTCGATCATGCACGTTTACTATGCTAGTTATTACTATAACGGGCTCTTGATCGCTACTGATCTATCCACATTAAGAACTATATCTAAAATCGACAACAATGCGAAGCGATATTTCTACGTGTGGGACTTGGAATGGCTGAGAACACCACAACCGTTTCTGGAAACTGTTAAGCTGGTTAAAAACGTAGGCTTGATCGCTCGTAGCGATAGTCATGCTAGGGTTATCAGTAACTATTTCAACAAGCCAGTTGATGCCATTATCTCGGACTGGAATATAGAAGGTCTTAAAAGTCTATGGACGCAAAAGTAGAAAAGAAAATCATTGAAGCATACTTAACTGGGGAAAGTTCATGTTCCCTGGCTAAGACTTATGGTACATACCAAAACAAGATACTTCGTATCTTGAGAAAACATGGAATTGAAATCCGTAATGCTTCTGACGCTCAAAAGAAAGCGTTAGAGTCTGGTCGTTCCGCTCACCCTACCGAAGGTAAGACGTTGGACGAAGAAACCAAGTTCAAGCAAAGCGAGTCCCAAGCCAAAAGATGGCGTCAAATGGACAAGGCAAAAAAGGATGCTATCAAGGCGGGCGCTAAAGAGCGTTGGGAAGAGAGACCAGAAGAGTCTAAGCGTGACATGCTGGCTAAAGCCGGTCAGGCCCTGCATAAGGCATCTAAGGAAGGTTCAAAAGCCGAGAAATACATCAATAAAATGTTGCTAAATCACGGCTACGAGACTATTATGCATAAGAAGGGCTTCGTTGTGGGCGAGTACGAGATTGACCTGTACCTGCCTAAGCTGAATACCGTTATTGAATTGGACGGCCCTCAACACTTTTTGCCAGTTTTTGGTGAGGATGTTTTGCAGAAAAATATCAAATTTGACGCTACCAAGAATGGTGTTCTCATTAGCAAGGGATTCACTGTAATTAGAGTCAAGTATATTGTTAAACACTTATCCGATAAGATCAAGCGTGACCTATGGGATAAGATTTATGCTATTGTTAAGCAAATTGAAAATGGTGTGATCGTAAACCAACTAGTAGAGGTAGAACTAAATGCCCAGTGAAATTGAATTACCAGGATTTGAAGTAGAAACAGAAGCCCCAGAAGCTATCAGTACAGATGCATACACAGAGGCACCAGAATACGGTTCTGCCGAGTGGAGTGACTATGTTATGTCACTTTTCACTAAGGAAGAAATGTTTAATGGTAATCCACTTTGTAAAGGCTTGCGTCGTGTAGCCCAAGTATTGCTCGGGCCCATCATTTCAAGTAAGCCAGTTGCAATTTGGCCAGCTTTAGACCAGAACGGGCCGGGCCGATCCACTGTTCAATGGGAAGTAGTTATACGTTTTAATAACGATGCGGGCTATGAGGGTGACCATAGAGTGTTTGGTGACGTTGCCGAAACATGGCATGGTAACACCGACGACATTTTCTTAGCTCACCCAACCGCCACTGCGGCTACTAAGGCCGAAGGTCGAGCCCTAAGAAAAGCGTTGATGGTTAACTGCGTGGCTGCGGAAGAATTGACCACCAAAGACGTTGCGGCTATTGTTAAGCAAAGCGTAAAGCAAGACGCTCCTACAGCGGGCGAAATGAAAGACAGCGATGTTATGAGCAAGGCTCAACAGAAGTTTCTAAACACTAAGTTCTCACAAATGGACATTAATGCTTGGAAATATCTTAAGTCCAAGAAGGATTATAGTGATCTAACCCAGATTACTAAGAAGGAGGCTAGCGATATGATTCAAGAACTGAACCGTATCCAGCAAGACGGCGGTTTGTCCGAAGACTTGAAGGGTTACGACAAAGACTGGGAGAGTAAGAAATGATTATACTCGGCAAAGTAATGCTTATTGACGAGGAAGGTAAATTCTTCAATCTGTTGAGCACCAAAGACAAAATGTATAAGGTGCCGTATACAGATGCAGATTTTGAGCTTGTCAAAAGAAACTTCGATCAGGGTGAAACCACAATGGTTGAAGTAAAACTCAGTGACACTGAGGAAAAAAAGATCGAATCTATTACGATTAGCTAGCCAAGTATTCTTGGTAAATCTCTGGCTTGTTTCGTTTGACCCATTCTGCGAAACCCAACTTTCTACCCCGTTCAGGCGGGGTAGATATTGCTTCTTCGTGATTCCAGCCCGCGCCTATGCGATACTTGAGAGCATAAATTGTTACCTTGCACCTTGGATCATGCAACCATTGATAAAAAGATTTTGTCTCTCCCCAAGCGGTAAGCTCTAAGCTTATTGAGCCATTTTTATTAGAAGCTTGTTGTTCCGTGGTAGCCCATCTACAATTTTCAGGACAGTAATTGCCATTCGGGTCTATTCTATCTAACGACAGTGTTTTTTCATAACCATTAACTAATGCCCAATCACGAAACGGCTCGAAATATTGCCATTCGTCACAAACCTTTATACCTAATTTTGTATATTGAGTTAAAGAGTTGCCATTGTTACAACGATCTTTCATTGAAGACCAAATTCTATAAAGTCTATCTTGACTCATTCCGTGAGTTTTGTTTCGCTCGATAACGTCGGGCCTTCTACGATCCGGCCAGCCAATTTGCTTATTTGTAAGCTTAGTAAGTCTTACATCTTTTACAATATCTATTCCTTCAATAGTAGATTTAATGACAGCCATTCTAACATTTTGATTAGCCAATCTTTCGCTGTAAATAGACACAATTTCCCAGCCGTTAACAACATCACCAACTTTTGCAGATTCTTTCATGATAACCCCCCCGTGTAAAAACAAATAGCCTGTCTTAAGTTATTACACAAAAAACAGGCTATGGGCTATTTATTCAATAAAAGTTTCTTAGAGGTATTCACAGCTAAATTGCAAACCATATTGTGTCTTGCTCCCAATAGCAAGAGGTGTAGCAGATAGTGCCACTCTCCAAGTGTGTCTACGATCCACGCCAGTACCACCAAAGGTACGAGTTGTAGAATTAGCACCAATGTTTGGCAAGTTCGGAGAACTTGTATTGTAATACTGTAGCCACTTTGGCTTAAAGCCGGTGTCATAAGTACCGTCCAAGAATCTCTGACCGGAGCCTGGGGAGTTTAGAAGAGGCACAATAATGCCTGTACCACCCACTGTATCGTCGTCACCAGCTACAGCACCCAATCTAGAGTCACCGTTTGTTTTGGCGTCCGCAGTCGAAGCGTTTCTAAATCTAATACCAGAACTATTGTCATAGTAATACTGAGAAGCTTGGTTGGATGGCCATGCCTCACCCCACCACAAGTGATCGCCAGAACCGTATGGAGCGCCACCAATACCGTCATTAGCTACGTTAGCCGCACCTGGGGTTGATAGCCAACCGCTGTAGGTCAAACCGTTAAAGTTAACCAATTCAGCAACTTTAGTACAAACACCAGTAGCTGGGTAATTGATGTTTGATCTGTCAAAAATTCGAAGCTGGGCATTCTGTACATTAACTGGTGTATCATGATCGAAGTTAATATCCAGCGTTCTATGATAACCGTTAAGACGGCACAAAGGAATACCGCTAGTGTCAGTATCAGGAATACCAGAAGCCGCTGCGGTAAACTTTGTATTATAAGCATTTCCGCCGTTCACAGTACCGTTAGAGTTTGTGATAAACGTTTTACTTTGATATTGACCCAATTGAACAGAAGAACCAAAGGAAGCTCCGTAGAATCCTAGTCCTGATCCGCCCAAGTTGGGTGTAGAGTATGTTCCGAATGAAATTTCTGCCATTTTATATTTTCTCCAAGGAAAGGGTCATTAATCTATACGCAAATCCTGGCCATATTTTACCAGTGCGTCTTTGTACGAGAACTGTGGCTTAGACAGTCTTAGGTTTACTAAATTATGAGCAGCCACACCCCATTTGAAGAAATTTTCAGCAGATGAAAAATCTGGTGGTAATTCAATCAGGATATGAGCCCAGTGTGCTTTACATGAGCATCCGAACGATGGAACTATTAGCATCCACTCGTCAAAGAATGCCTTGGCGTTTTCGACCGTAGAATACTTGTAAGAGTGTAGCTTTTCCCAAATCATCGGGCCGTCTTCGGCTGTATACTGTCTAAATTCTATTCTACACTTTTGACATACGCCGCTCGGGCCTGGGTGTTCAGCATTACACTTTATGCAGTTGGTAATATTCATAGGCTCTTGCTGGGGAGTAGAAGCTTGATCTACAGAAAATAGAACACTTCCTGTACAAAAACATCTAACGGTTTTCCCCTCGGGGAATTTTCTACCACAATTATTACACGCAGTCATAATATCCTCTTACTGTTCCTACGGTGACAACGGCACTATCATTTGAGCAAGTATAGTTAACACCGTCATGACTACAAAAGCTAGCAGGCTTACTGTAATTAATATAGTAAGTAACCTCTTGTCCACATGGCGGATTAGCACATAGATTCATACCTTCGAACAAGTAAGTATTACATCCAACAAAGCTATTTGGATTAGGGCATGTGCTTACTGGGGGCCATGGATAAGCACCATATGGATAGCAGTCTATTTTTATACCTGCACTACCCATTTCACCACAAAAACCTTCGTTATGAAAATAACTAGTAGGATTATTGCCATTCTTATACTCGGAATCAAAAGTCATGTATCTATTTTTAATACCAACTGCACCACAACCATAAATAACCATATCACCGCTAAAGACAGTTTTGCTTTTTTGATAATCAGTGGCTAAACCAGCAAAAAACACATCGGGTGGTGGAGACCTATCATACCAATGTGAAGTTTGTTCCATTTCGAATCTGCCAATAGACACTTCTGCTGGTCCCAAAGCGATAATTTGCTTGGTTCCTGCTGGCCATGGTCTTCTAGCACAAAACAATGGATAATAATATGTGCCACTCAAAGCACTTAATCCTGTTGTTTTGAATGTATAAACAGCATTTCTGTAACCAAATTCGAAAGTTGTAAAGTTTTTAGAGTAAATCTGCCACTGATAATCATAATCAGATATATTTACTTCTGTTACTAGTGTGTTTTTTCTATCAATACAAGAAACATACGTAGGATAACAACATGGGCCGTTCATCCAGTTACCGACCTTTAAATCCAGACCGCAAGCGCTTGTGCCGTTTACGGCTATTTCATATTTTTCCTGTAGATCACAGCGGGCGACAGTAAACGTACCATCCACAATGAATGTGCCGTCCCCTGCGTCTCGCGGGGTTCCGGACATAGCCTGACCGTTTAGCTGAATTGAAATATTAGTCCAGTCGTTAGTATATCTGGTGACTCTCCAATAAATATCAATCGAGTCTTTCCTACATTGGACGCCTTCATATAGACCCGTTGCAATACCGCTAAGATCACAATCTTCACAGCCTTGGAAATCGGCTGTAATAAGACAGCAGTAGAAGTCCAAGCAGTCTTTCTTGCATGTCACAGCACCACAAGGATTACTAGCGTCTATTCTAAACGAATAACCCGTCTGGTCAGGATATACAGCTATGGGCTCTGAGCCATAAGCGTCACCATTTTCATCTAAAACTAGATATCTTGTACCAGTTGTTGTATAAAGCGTAGCTATTTTGGCGTTTTTAACCGACCAAACGAAACTACCACCAACTATTTCGCACTCAACCTCTGGCGGGCTACATTTACAGCAATGGCTCGGTCTACCCATTATTTGATTAACTCCGGACAACCTACCCAGAAAGCATACCATTCGTAGTTGACTCTAATCAAACCCACAAATATCTTTCCGGACTTATTAGTAACTGAAAGAGAAGGATCACGGTTAGTACATGTTATCGATTCAGCCTTGGTATTGTCCCAATCTTTTGTTCTATAAATACTAACTGTGTAAGTTGTAGGGCTAGAAGGGCTAGATGGAGCGGTAATATTTGATGTTAAAATACCCACGACAATATCAGGCCCGGTTGACCAAACTTTTCTTTCTGAGTCCCACTTAACATCAAGGGGTCCGGACTTCCACAAAGAACGATCTGTGGCGGCGTCATCAATGAAAGCGTATCTGTCAGCACCGCTAGTGCCTTTCGCAGGAACTGGGGTACTGTCTAGATCATAACCCCAACCAGACAACAGCATCGGCCCACGGAAACCCATTGTTCTAATTTCTGTTAGCTTAGATTTGTTTTCCTGTAAGTCTAGACTAGTAGGTTTACCCGAATTATAAACAGCGATCTGGAAGTCGGTATCTGAATGGTAAAAGTATGGATTTAGCTCTTTAGATGTAGGGCCCGTATGATCTCTGTCGAACCTACCACCTTTACCAGCACTAGCCGCTGTCATACTTGGCTTAGTATTACTTTGGGTAGTCGATAGACTTTTTCCTACAGCGATTGGACTCATCAACTGTTCGTTGGTACAACCATAGCTAGCGTCATAATCTTGAGATACTGGACCCATAACATTGTTAGGGTGCTGACCGCTAATGTTTAGCTTTTTCGCCTTTTGGTTATTACCTACGGGCTGCTTCTTGAAAATACCGAAAAGACCCGCCATAAAGCCCATGTTTGGCAAAGGACGAAGTTTTCTTATAGGCTTATCTACTTTTGGTTTGTCAAATGTGCCCTTGGTTAGAAGGTTTCTTTGATCTTGCAAAAATCTGATTGTGGCCTTGTTAATGCGTGCGATACGATCAGCGTTGTACTTGGCTAACTTACCATACTGTGGTGTCCATGTGTTGAACTTATAACCAGTCTTAATGCCACCAATATCGATATTGATATCCATACCAGTTACATACGGGCCCGATACGGCGAATCTATCACCAATATTACCAAAAGGCAATTCGGCTAATTCAACCATACCGCTTTCTACACCGGCAATTTCAGCATTCATAACTCGGGCATAAGCATAGCCCACTTCATTACAGCCAGCGAAGCCACCATAAGTTTCAGGGGTTAGCGATGTTTCTACTATCACTTCGGCTTTACCGTTCAAAGCGTTCCAGTCCCACCATGGACCCCAGCTATAACGAGAGCTTTGTTGTGGAATACTAAACAATAGCGGACGGCCCCTGTCCGGAGCTATCGGGAAGTTTAATGTAACACCGTCAGAGCCTATACCAGCCAGAATTTGTAAAGCAGTTAATGGAATGTTCAATTCCCTATTTAACAACCAATAAAGACCGTTCTCGTCTGTTGTATATCCATCGTATAAGTTTACTTCTGGTAGTTCAACCACGGCACATGGAGCAAAAAACCCACTAAATCCGGCCCAGTAAATGTCTTTTTCAACATTGATTAAGCCTGCAATACCGGTCATGCTAAGCGCATAAGAATCGCCCATACCGCTATAATCACCGTTTACAGGATCGAAGCCCCACTCGGCTGTAGCTTTAAGCTTACCTTCCGAATCATAGAATGACACATCGCTAAAACCGGCGAACGGACTAAAAGCAGCGTCCGCGATTTCCCAGGATGAAATGTACTCTTGATCTTCTGTGATGAACTTTATATTGTTAGCCAAACCGCCCGGCTCAACTGGTAACGGTACCAAAAACTTACGACCGTAGTATTCTCTACCGGCACTCTCGATTGAAGAGTGTATCTTGCCTAGATATTCGCGGATTGTAAGGCCGTTAAACAGCTTGGCACGCTCATCCCACACCTTAGACGTAGTATCGATCAAATCGTTGATTTTGTAATCACCCTGAACGATCTTTTGTATTGTATAGTTATCTAGTCTAACTCGGGAGAATAAAGTCGCCCCAACTCTACCAACGATAGGGTTAAGCTGATTTTTGTATTTCTTGATTAAGTGGTAAAGTATCCATGTGTCAAAGGAACCCATGGCGCATCTAACTTCGAATGGGTCAGCAATTGGATATGGGGTACCATCTTCCAATATTACATAATCAACATACTGAGGTAGCAAATCTCTTGTTTTACCCCAAATCTGTAAGCCAAGCCCGGTTTGATAGTATCTGGTCGCAGGGCCACCAATAACCAACTTCTGTGTGACAGCATCAGAAAGCTCTTTTCCAGTGTCGGCTGAGATAAGCTTTTCATCACGCTCATATTGAGTTACAATGTTTTTTACTGTGCCTGGGTCTGGTGGGAAAGTCTTATCGATCATCTTGATCTTAATAACACATGCCCCGAGCGGGCCGTTTACAATAGGTCCGGACTTAGGCTTAATAGTTACGATGTAATCATAACAAATTAAGTCACAGGCTTCTTGGATAATGGCATTCAATGAGCTTACCGAGCCCTTAATTCTGAAAGCCCCTGGGTTATTCATAGAGCCGATTACAGCAATTAGTTCGCTCAAATCTACTTCAAATGTGCTCTCACCAAATACGGCTGGGCCACCAAATGCATACATACCCTGAGAGATTTCTTCAATCAGTCTCAAAGCGTCTAGGCCAGGGAAGCCCGCACTATTTACATTGGAAGAACCATAAAGACCACCATAATCATAGTTTTCTCTAACGGCAAATGGATTCCAAATATTGTTCAACTGGTGGTCAAATGTAGGGTCGGCCCCAGGATTTGTAGGATTAAGGCCAGAGAAAGGCGTACCTTGAAAGCCGTCAAGAATGATTTGAATACCATCAAGTAGTTTAGCTGGTGATTCTAGGATCACATCATATCTATAACCATCAAGCGATCTTTTATGTGTGAATCTTTGGAAGATACCGGCGAATTCGCAAGCACCAACTTTAAAACCTACAACTGTACCTAGCTTTGGAAAGTTATCTTCAAAGTCTTGTGTTCTTTTAGGACCGTCACCCTCGTATACCAAGGAAATTTGACACGAACTATTATCGGCCCCATAGCCTACGCTTAGGGATGCACTTTCCACAAAACCATCAAATAGTTTTATCGCTTCCATTAGTACGTCCACTCCACACTTATTGAATAATTTCCAGTCCCAGGTTCCCAGTTTTCAGTTAAGGACTGAACATAACCACCGGTAGGAGCATAAGACAACGCCAGGGCCACACCTGTGGCTGGCTTAGCCGCTCTCAAGGTTTTACCCATAACAGCGTCAATTTGAACTGATCTCTTACGCTCGTTTGTTGTATCCATATCCTGAATGATCGGGCCATCATCTTTACCAATAATAGGTATTACAGCTATGATCTCATTTAGTCTATACTCATTATCATCTGTTATTTGTATAGAGGTAGATATGGCACCTTCAAGGGATACGATACTATCATTATAGCTATAAGAAAAGGTAATTGTTCCACTACCTTTATTTCTTCCTACGCTTTTTGCTCTTACAATATTAAGAAGATTACCATCCTCAGTGTAGTATTGAGAACAAATACTAAAAGCAGAGGCATCTAAAATAGTAAGCATGGCTTCCGCATTAGCCAGTCTATCTATTGTTTTCTCTATACTTTTCTTGTTGTCCAGGCCCGTTATAGTGCCGCTCAGTGTCATAGAAACTAAGCCGCCATCGTCTTTCTCCGTATTAACTTCCATATCAATGGTAGCAGGGTTTGGAGAGGCTTTCCAGCTTTCAGTAACAGAGTAAGAACCGCCATTAAAATCACAGTTAGGTGTTCTAATGTGGTTATAAAAGCCCATGTCGCTTAAGTCTGGAGCCACCGTAGAAGAACTGTCGCCCATAAGGGCAGCTTGATAATCCGTAAAATTAGAATTACCTGCGGCATCATTCAAAATCACAGCGGCTGGACTATTTACAAGTCTGCTTTTTACCCACCCCATAGCTTGAGACCAAGCTGAATCTGTGAACGTCGGACCTGACCCATACTTGTCTCTGCCCGTAGCAGACACAGTATGTGTGATCGTGTAAGTCTTATTAGCAGTTGCAAAACTGTTATTGCTGTATGTGTAATCTTCGTCGGGCGTTAGTTCCCAAGTTTCTTCTACGTTTTGTAACGCATAAGCATACGGGCTAGCTGCCGAATTAGAAATATCCTCATACGCCTCAAATGAGAATGTATAGTCAGAGTATAAGGCACCAGCACTATCGTCATCTTGTTCTGGTAGCTGTACGCTTGTTAGTCTAGCATCTGCGAATTCGATAGCGTTGGGCATACCACCATAAGGCACAATTTCTAGTCGGCCAACAGCTAAACCCAAGGCGATATCAGTTTGCAATTTAGTAATCATTTTAGCGTGCAAGTTAGACTGCATTTCGCCGGTCACAGCGATATTGGCACTAGAATCTGTTATGATCTTACCAGTTATGGTGATAGTGTAAGTATTGCTTATTGGGGAGCCGCTGCCCATTCTGTTCGGGCTTCTCTCGATAGAATACTTAGGAAACGGCCCGGTAGAAGCTGTGCCGCCGATTGTAATTTGGCTTCCTGAAACTGGTGTATATATAACAGCCATTTATTATTCCTCATATCCTCTAATGAATACATCTGCTTGGTTGGTTTGATTTCCTGTTCCTACTGGTAAAAATAGGTTTACAGTATTAGATACACCAGCAGTAGCAGGGATGAACAAATCTACATTCCCAGTGCCCTGAACATTATTTAGGTGCAAAGTAACTGTTTTCTCAGTTTCTTCTTCTCCCGAATCGCCTTTTCTGGAAAGGTAAAGCGTCATAGTACCGGTAGTGGCTATAGCCCCGCCGCCCATGTAAAGAACTGTAGAAGCATTTCTCTTAATCCAGTTAATTTCTTGTGTGTCTGTGTTGTACAAGAACAGGTCCGCTCTACCACTCACAGGAACGATAGTGTCATAGTTATTAATGAATAGCGGTGCCTTATTGTCTAGAGCAAAGCTAGGATCAACTTCTAGCCTTAGCTGTATACTGCCTTCAGAATAACCACTTAATGTACCAGACATATAAAGAACATTGCTGTTTTCTTTATAGATTGAGAAGTTATCCAAACCACCATAAATGTACAACTCATGTGAGCTATCTATAGGAACTGGTGTTGGGGCCTCTAGTCTTAAAGGAAGCGTTTCTTCTAAGAAGCTGTTATACATAACCAAATCGGCAACCCCGGTGCTACCAACTAAGTAGTTAACAATAGTTAGATTTGCTGTTTGCTCAATCGGGCTATCCGCTCTCATATTTAATGGAATGTAGCCAGAGCCGAACGCACTAGACTCTAAGTATAGAGTGATGTTATTGTTCTTGCCCAAATTATTAATGTACAGGTCCATATTTCCTGTAGATTGAACACTGTTAGGCATTAATAATGTAAGATTGTTTTCCGCTGTAGGATTAGAAGAAATGTAAAGAGATAGATAATCTAACTTATTTACATCTAAGCTTCTAAGTGCTTCTCTGTAGTTTTGAGTTGTGTATGGTAGTTCGCCGTAAGTCATTTCCTGAGTGTTCTTTAGGTCAACGTTCTCAGATGTGAACAACTGATAAGACTTAGTGAAACTGCTAGGCTCATTAGCGGTCGCAGAAGACACTTGTGAGATACCTAAGCCCAGTACAGGGTTTCTATACTTAGCCTTTCCATCATAAGTGTACTGCACCTTGCTACCAGTAAATCTAGTAATACGGTCGGAAACACACTCATATTTTCTAGGTATAACTTCTGTAGGTATTAGCTGATTTGTGAAAGCAGTCATACTTGTAATACTGTTTTCATTACTGTAATATACAGTAGAAAACGGTGCTTTGTAATAATCTGTAACACCAATATTAGCAAATGTAAAACCTACTATTAGTGTATCATCTACAGAAATGTTAGGATCGAACGTAGGCTGTGTAACGTCGTACAGTTCCAGAACCTTGTGGTCAGCATAAACGCCAGCGTTGATAACTCTAATTGTGTTTTGTATAGCAGAGCCCGGAACCTTGTAAAGCGATACGTCACTTAGGGTTAGGTCGAATCTCGCTACGTTTCCTACTACGGAACTAGGCGTAATCGTCTTAGCCAGCGGAGCATCAATGTTTACAGTACCCAAGTGATATATGTCGGCATCTAGGGCACCGGCAGCGAAAATTCTCATATCATCGCTACGCTTGTTAACCAATAACATATCGCCTGGGATTTCCCCGAATGTTTCATAACCATTAGTCAAAAACATGTAATCATGATTAATAGTTAATGTCATACGTGGATCGTTCTTGTAAAGAATCATCTTTACATTGGTCGGATCACTAGTGAATGTTACATAAAAGCTTACAGAGTTTACATCTATAGACGCTGGTAAACTCATGAAGTGAACTGGGACCGTAGACTCATTCTTGATATTAATGGTATCATTAAGCATCTTAAGCGGAGCAGAGTTCGCATAGTTATACATTTTAGAAAACTTAGTGTGAGACAAGTTTCCATAATCAGTAGCTACGAAATGCTCTTGGTATCTGAAATATTCAAAAATCTGAGCCACAACTCTGTTAGTTGCCCCGGTAGGTGGCTGTTGCCAGTTCTTTTGGAATATAACATAACCAAGTGGGTCTTTTACAATAACCCTATCATCAGCAAGAACAAAAGCACCTGTAAGGTCAGTGTCCCAGGTCATACCATTATCGGAACTGTTCGCGTAAGTTTTGTTGCCCAAACCTCTCAAGCTGAAAAAGTTGTTCGGGTATAGCGTTGCGGCGTAGTCGTACTTGTTATTTGCTGAGTCGATGGTGGCCGATAGCTTGGCCATAAACTCCCAGCGGGTCGCTCCACGCTCGTAAACCTGAATATAGTCACACAAAGCATCAGGGAAACTTCTGTCTTCGTGTAAGAAGCCGTTTTCATTATACAAATCAAATGCGTTGGTGGCTATCGTATCACCGTTGAAATCGAAATAGTCACCGAATCTATCACTTGGATATACATAGTAAAGCTGATCTGGTGATGTGGCTTCTCCCAGCTTGTCTCTCAGCACTTTTTCTTTGTAGACCGGTAGAAGTGAGCCGAACTGGTATTTGCTAAAATTGCAGACATTGATTACATCTGAATTGAAGTCATAAGTTGTGCCATTAAACTTGTATACTAGAATTGATGATGTGTCTGAGAATTCAGCAAAAACATTTTGCATTTCGTATGGTTTAGACTTACCAAAAGCCATGGCACCATTAACTGCCTTAATGCACTGAGCGAACTTACGGGCTCTATCGGCCTGCGGGCCGTACTTCTTGCTTGGGGTAACAACGTCAGTATTAGAAGCTATTCTCTGTAAGCTTGAAACTGTGCCAGTAATATCAAACACATGCACCGGGCCACATGAAGCTGATTCTGGCCTGAATGTTAGATCGGTCTTAGTGGTGGAGCCCACAATAGCAAGCACTTTACCAGAACTGTAGTCTAGAGCCACAGACTTACCAAAGTTGTCCACATATGGATAAAACTTGTAGTAGTCTAATACAGAGATTGAACTATAGTCAACACCAGTTAATAGGTAGTCTAGGGCATAATCAGTAAAGTAACCATTATCACTAGCCATCTTAAACCTATTTGGCAAATGATAAAGCATAGCACCAAACCAGTAAGTGCTGGTTAGATACCCAGTGTTTACAGCGTAGGAGCTACACTTGTACTCTTGTGCTAAATTATTGGCTGACTGAGAGGCCGCAGTATCAATACGGGCAAAACTGTTTGTGGGCACATAAAAAATGTAGCCAGTGTCAGAACATGAAGAATACATTTCGGGCGGTGTAGAGATAGCCCCACCGGTACCAGTCGATGCATTTATTGTGTTGTTCACAGTAATGGTCATAACCTTACTAGCGTCAAATGACAAAGTAAAATCATGAACTCTACCGTATGGCGATGAGTTTGGAATGTTTACTAGCTGAGTCGCGAAATCCGGCATTATGTCCGGGCCTTGCTCGCCAACTAATAATCTATACTGACCAGCAATCTTCTTTAGATCGATATCAGAACCGAACCTGTAATCATTTACATAGTGCTCGGGCCCGCCCCAAAGTGCGTCAAGTCTTGAATATCTATTCCTAACCGGTAGAAGTGAATTGTACGGATCAGAAGCCGTTTCGAACAACTGACTGTAGTTCAAATCTAGGGTAGCGATCTGACCGAATGAATAGAATTTATCAAAGGCTGCTGGCAGACCAACGTTGTTCTCAGTACCATAAGAACCGCTATGTGTGTAGCCATTACGCCCGGTAGGAGATATTATGCTTTTCTTGAATGACCAACCCTGTCTTGAGTTGTCATAAATACTTCCAACCAGAACCCATTTGGGAGAACTCTTGGCAGTATCATAGCCGGTAATACTTGTGCGTGTTAAGAATACATTGTCATCGTAAACAGTAAATGTGTTAGCATTGTTCACCTGAATGTATTTGACACCGTTTAGTTCAGAGCCAACTGCACCCGTTATCTTAACAATGTCACCGTCTTGTAGATCGTGAGCGGTAGAAGTAACTACGGAGTTATTAGCCACAGACGAAATGTTACCGGACTTCCTCTGGAAGATATCAACCTTACCACATTTTTGGATTGCTGAATACTTGATTATGCTAACTTTAGCGTAGCCAAGAAAAGCAAAATTAACAGACAGGCCAATAATACTAGTCTGAGGGTAGGTGTTATTGTAGTAAATTGTTTTAAGTTCGTTTGGCAATGACTGATAACTAGGAGAATAGTTAACAAGATTATCATAGTCTTCTACTACCTGTGTGTCGGTAAGTCTAGAGCTTGGGTTAGTGGCAAAATCAGTGTAATTACTGATTATGTTTGAATATCTGCTGTTTAGAATTGGAAAACTATTGGTTAGTCCTGGGTAGAAATAGAATCTACTTGGATCGTCCGTAGGACTAGGACTGTAGGTAAATAGTTCTTTCTTGCCAACAAGGGCTGCGTTAAAGCCCATTGTGGTCGGGCCGTTAGCGTAGTAGCCATCGTATTCAATCAAAATAGCTATGTTATGGTAATAGCCATCAATCCCGCCTGCATTCAAATCCCTTTCATTAACAAGTGGTAAAAACCCACCATTAAATACGGGATCACAACCGGTTGATGTTGTGTCATAGCCAACGTAAGTTCTGCATCCTCGGGCCTGATATAAACCACCATTTTGATGTTGCCAAACAACCTTGGTAACATCCGTAAACTCCGGATACGCTACGGCTGCTACCTCATCGACAATTTTGATCTTGGTTGCATTGAATTTATAGCCAACATATTCGGTGGCATTAGAATATTCAAATCTTTCTACATTTGTAGAGTCTAGAGAATTTAGACCAGCATCCCAGTTGGTAAAATGTTTTAAACCATCAAGCGAATATTTAGTCGGATCGCCAGCATTGGCACCATTGATAACAAGGTTTGCCTGTCCGGTTCTCTCGTATTTACCGCCTAAGTTAGGGCCATCACTGTTAATGTACAGCCCTATTGATTCTGCTCTTTTTACCATTCCTTATCCTGCCCTAAATTGGTTGCCTCTGTTGTCCAGTTCTCTCTTGATAACGCTAACAACGTAGTTTCCAAGGCTGCTCTTGATAGCCTCTGCGATAGCGGGTGTGTTTAGACCGCCAATGTTAAGCTGACCGTTAACGTTAACTTCGTGTGTCATACGTATATTACTCAAACCTTGGGTTAGCATAGTCAAAGACTGGGTTAGACCGCTTAGACCAGCGTTAAGCATTTGAGGAAGACTTTCGAACATGTTGACACCATTACCAGCAACAGACCCGCCTCGTCTTCTGTAAACAGCACCGCCATTTGAGAAGCCCGCTGGGGCGTTTCCACCGTTGATCGCTGACATGAAGCCTACACCGTACTTGTCTACGGCTTCTCTTCTCATAACGAATTCACCATCGCTCAACATGGCCGGAATTGTATCTGTGCCCCTTGGCTTGAATACACTACCACCGCTTGCGAAGCCCTTGGCCATTGGCTGCTTAGGCATATTATTAGCAAAGTTCTGAGAAATCACATTAATTAATTGGTTTACACTAGTTAAAAGCTGTGTAACTGTTTGTGTGTTCTGCTGTTCTGCTGCCAATAGTGCGTTTTGAGCGGCCATTTCTTCTTGATTTATCTGACGTAAATCTTGAATTAGCTTTTCTTCCTTAGAAGTGCTCTTGTCATTTGCCAAAGCATCTGCTAGCTGTGGTGGAAGTCCCGCCGCCATGTAATCGTTCTTAAGAGCGTTTCTTCTAACTGTATCAGCCGCACCGCCCGGTTCCAAATCGCCTATCTGCTTTAGAAGATCGCTAACGCTCTTTCTCATTTCTTCTGGCAGAGACTGGAAGCTGCCTGTTTGGGCTACAACGTTCGCACCCTGGAAGGTTTGCATTTGTGTAGCTCTATCAGACTGTGTTCCTAGAACAAAGTTTTCAGCCTGATCTTTTACAAATTCTCTCTTAGCACGCTCTTTTCCAATTTGCCCCATGATATCAGAAGCCTTTTCGCTCTGATCGGCAAGTCTCTTTAGCTCGTTTGTAACTTTGGTTGCTGAATCAGCAAGTGTCTTATTCTTAGCATCTAGAGCACCACGCTGTTGCGGAGAAATATTACCATTCTGTAGAATGTTGCTGTTATTCTTAGTCTGATTTATGATGTTGCCCAAAGCACCACTAAGGCTACCAACATTACCAGCTTTTACATTCTTTAAATTTGGGCCCAAAGCAACTTGAGCGGCCTTTGTACGACTTGCATCTTTCTGTCTTATAATACCTTCTTGAACAGCCTCAGACTGACGACCCTCAAACACTTGAGATAGTCTGTCTTGACCACGCTGCCAGATATCTACCATACCGGCACGTAGCTCTACTTCTTTGTTCATAGAACTAATAACAGCAGTAGAAACTTGATCGTACTGTGCCAAATACTGGCTTGTTAATTCTACAGTTTGCTTTAGAACATCAGCCTGACTTTGAGCACCCTTCTCAAACTGACCAAGAATGTTATCGATAACTTCCTGAGTAATCTGGTTACTACCACCAGCACTTGTTATTGTTTCAATAAGCGTATTCTGTAATTCTGGACCCAGACCCTTAAATGTATCTACGCCTATGATATCAGTTATTAATTTTTGTGCATTGGCCCTACCACCTTCACCTTGAAGCTTATTAGTCTTTCTAACGTTTTCTAGAGTCTTAACATTTAAACCTGTACGTAGCTTCTGAATAGCGTCTGCTGAGCTAGTAACTCTGTTAGCAATATCTTGACCACCTGGACCCAATGGGGCCGCAGCCTGATTCGCTATATCAGAGAACTGCTTAATGTTACCAACTCTACCAATGTTATCAAAAGCATTAGCAAAAGATAAAGGTATAGACTTGGCTTCCCCGGATAGTGAAGCTAGGGTTCTATCTACATTGTTTTGTGAACTCTGGAAGTCTCTTGAGCTTTGAACTAACGAATTAAGAGCGGCGTTGGTCTTTAGGATCAAAGCTACTTCTGCTTCTTTAGCGGCGATCAAAGCTTCTTGTCTGTGTAGGTTCTCATTAGCAGATTCTACTTGTTTATTATAAGTTTCAATTTGCTTCTTAATGATCTGCTCTACTTGAGCCTGTGGAGTGTTAACGTCTATCAAGCCCTTTCTATAAGCCTCGATAGCCTTCTCAGCACCACTACCCTTTAGAGCATCAGCAAACGTAGTAACACCTTTAGCAGAAGCTAAATATTCTGAAATTGACTGATCTGTACTGCTTCTTAGCATGTTTACAGATTCTTGTCTTTGTCTGTTCAGTTCATCTAAACCGGCCTTTTCGTCAGCGGCCTGCTTCTTTTCCTGATCGTTCATTTCAGGCTTATAAACTTCGCCGTTTCCACCAAACATTGATGAAAGACCGTTTCTGAACGCAGCGTAGTATGTGTCGTTTCTCTTCTGAGCCGCATTGTTTCTGTTAAACTGAGCGTTTCCAGAAGCTTTAATAGCTTTCTGCTGAGCGGCGTCCAATTGCTCGCTTGTCTTAACCATGTGGTTTAGAGCTTCGGCCCCGGTCAGATTCTGTCTTCTACCATACTCTAGAGAAGCGGCAAAATCATATGTAGCTTTAGCGGCTGTATACTGAGCCATAGCAGACTGCTTGGCAGCATTAACAACTGGATCGCTAGTGTCTTCTACACCAGAATTAGCACCTATTAGACCACCACCGATACCACCGATAGCCGCACCGATACCAGCACCAATACCAGTTCCAAGAACAGGCACAATGGAGCCAATAAGAGCACCGATAGCCGCACCACCGGCTACCCCACCAAGAACACCACCGGTACCTCTACTTCTAGCAGATTCAGCCTTAGTTTGAGCACCAGAAGCTTCTAATAATGATTTTTCAATCTTAGCAAAATTATTAGTACCCTTATCTCTGGTTTCTTTAACAGCCTCATCAGCTTTAGCGTTTGCCTTTTCTCTCTTTTGTTCTATTTGAGTGGCTACATATTCAACAATAGCTAGACCACCGGCCAAGCCAATTAGAGCACCCTGTAGTATATTAGCGGCACCAGCAGCCCCGCCGATAGACTTGTTTAAACTAGCTGTAGCATTTGGGAACTTGTTTCCAAGACCAACCAAGCCCTTGCTTACAGAAGGTAATGCCTTACTACCAAAACTAGCAAGACTTCCACTAGCCTTAGATAGGGTAGGACCAAACTTACTACCAACAGAGTCGATAATAGTAGAACCAATACCATAAACGCTCGCACCGAAAGCCAAAGCTCTAGCAGCAGCTTCTGTTGTAGCATCACTAAACACGCCTAGCTGAGTGCCAGCGGCGATCAAGCCTGTACTTAAAAATAGGAATTTCTGAGCCAACAAATCGGTTGATCTACCAGTCTTTTCGTCGGGCTTATCTCCGGGGGCACCAGGAATAGAAGTATCACCAGTATTAACTTTTACTGCTTTTACGGTAGCAGTATTAGCTTTAGTTTCCTTAACAGCTTCTGTTTGTACTTTTACATCTTGTTGAACAGTTTTATTTAAATCTGTAATATGCTTACCCAGAGCGTCCATATCTGCTTTGCTAAGCTGTGGTGCATTACCTCTTTGAAATTCTTGCTTGCTCAAACCTAATGCTTCTGCTGCATCCGTAGCCTTATCACCAGTTCTACCTTTAGCGTCTCGCTTAGGTTCAAAAATACCCTGAGCAGCATTTTTTGCTGTATTAACCCTGTTTTCAAAACCAGACGCAGAAACAGACTGAGCGGCATCAGAAAGACCGGCCTTTTCTAAGGCTCTAACAATATCGTTAGAATCACCGTCACCATTTAATGAGCCACTGTTACCACTGCTCTTTAGGCTAATCTTATCCAGAGCCTTCTGCACTGCTCTTTCTAACTTATCTTGACTTATTAGGTCTTCGGCTGTACCATCCCCACCAACAATGCCGCCCTTAGCAAGATACTGAGGATCACCAGTCTTATTCAATCTTTGTAGACGGCCATAACCAACCTTCTGAGCAGTAGACTTGTTAACAACAAACTCACCCGGAGTAAGCATTGCCGGAACCGTATCAGTTCCTTTAGAATAACCACCGGTAGCAAACTTCTCTCTCTTTTTAATACTATATTCTAGAGGCTTACCAGCACCACTAATAACTTCAAGATCATAACCCTTAATAGCCATAATGTTCTGAATGCTTGAGCCGCTGTACTTCTTAATTTCAGCATTAGTCATAGAATTATGAGATTTACCAGCCAACTTAGCAGCTAGCGCTCTCTGAGTCATTACAGATGGAAAGTCGGAAGTATTTTTTGGAGTGGTATCAATATCAGTCATAGCTGATGATAAATTACCAGAAGCCTGCTCAATAAGAGTGTTTATAATCTTATTTTTGATTTCAGAGCCTTCGGCTGACTTTTTAGTACCCTTGGCTTCTCTATAGAAAATGTTTTTAGTGTCTGGGCTAAAAAGCTGAGAATCATCTATAGGACCAAGCGGACCTCTAAAGTCAAACCCTGCGGTCTTTTTATTGTCAGTAAAGTTAGGGTCTTTTACACCCTTAATCATAGCTTCAAAAACATTACCAATAGAGTCTGTACCTATAGACTGTATTAGATTACTAACAGCACTATTAGGAATCTTAATTTGACCCAAACCGGCTTTTGAAAGACCTAAGCTAGAAGCTTCAACGGCTTGTCTTAAACCTTCTTCGATATTGGCATATATATCAGTTAAAACTTGATTTTCTTTAATACCGGCTCTAACGTAGTTGTATACTTTCTTTTCTGGTAATTCTTGTAAAGAATCATAATTCTTGCCTTCACCCTTAGCCTTTTCTATAACTTCATTTCTAGTTACGTCTAGAGGCAGAGTACCCTTACCCAAGAAATCAGAGCCCGCTAGAACCAAAGCACCGACAGTGGTTTCGTCCTTAATAGGACCACCCATAGTATATTTTTTAGCTTTGCCAAAAATAGCATCTACTTGGTCTTTGTTGGCATTTCTTAGCTTGTCAACATAAAGAGTAATCTCTTTGTCGCTAGGAGCAAAAATATCTTTATTAGGAGTTAACTTACTAATATAAGCATTTCTACTATTTAATGTTTTGGACAAAAGCGAAAGATATCTATTTCCGGTCAATACCTTACCGTAGCTAGCGTCCGACTTAGCTTCGCCGTACTTAAAGTCTAAGTAATCATTGTTTCCGGTCGGCTGTAAACCGTAATA